GACCCAAGGCAACCAGAGAAGTTTGCTGAAGGTACTGAGGGTAAGCTCAAAGACTTCCTGTCCAGCGTTGCTTCTTATGCATACTCATTGATACAAGAGAGTATGAATAATATGGCCTCAGAAGCCGTGGTAAAAGAGCAGAGGAAACTATATGGGGAAGAGTCTGTTTTTGAGGCAGGGGCAGTAGATGCCAACGGAGTTAAGCGTAACAAGGTTAAGGATGTTCTAAATCCAAACTCAATAACTTATCGAGACAAGGGTGTAAAGAGGACATTTGTTGTCCCAGATGGCGCAGTAGCTGGTGCGATGAAGGGAACTATAGGCGTAAAGGACCCCTTCGTTGAAAATTTCCTAACTTCCTTTTCTAGAATACTAAGAGAAGGTGTAACTAGATCACCCGGCTTCATATGGAGGAATACGGTCAAGGATGCTCAGATGCTGTACATGCTTGTTGACCAGGATGTTGACGAACAATTCCTTCTTCCATTCAAGTCTATAGGGAATGCAGTAAAGAATATATTCCGAGGTCAAAACTATTTCACTGAAGAATTCTTAGCACTTGAATCTACAGGCTCTGCTGGTGGGTTTGAACTTGGTACTGTGCATAATCCAACTGCCAAGGGACTTCAGAAATTAATGAACGAGAATAGCAGAGGTGAAATATCCATAAACCCCATTAAAACATTCTATAAGATATGGGATGGTCTTGGAGTTGCCAGTGCTAAGGCTGAAACTTCCGCAAGGGAAGAGATATATAAGCTAACAATGGCACGGACCAATGGGAACGTAAAGGAAGCTACCATACAGGCTATAGAATTTCTGAACTTCAACAGGAGAGGTGGTAACAAGAACTTCCAGAACTTGCTAAAGCTTTCACCATTCCTCAGTGCAGGCATAAACGGAGTGGATGTAATCCTTAGGAAGGCTAAGGGCGAACATACGATGGACGCATCGTTAACCAAGAGTCAGGTCAGGAGAAGAGCGTTAACAAGGATGGCCTACTTGTCTGCAATAGGCTTTTCCCAGGCTGCTCTATGGGGGGAGCTTGACGATGAAGAATGGAAATCATACGCAGAGGATATAGTTCTAACCAATACACTCATTCCTATATTCGGAACAGATGCTTCCATAGCATTCCCTGCTCCGTTTGAACTAGGGTTCTTTACGCATACCTTGCCAACCCTGCTCTATAGAACTCTCAAGGGAGATGTAGATTACAATCTTTCTAAATCATTAAGGAAGGGTGCCTTCCATTCAATAAAAACTCTTCCATCAGTTGGGTTGCCACAGGCTATAGCCCCATTGGTCGGCATAGGAGGTCATCCTTGGTCCGAAAGTCGTGGCTGGAATCCATTCCTTGAGTCTCCAGTTATACCGGAACACATACCCCCAGGTCGTATGGCATACACTACTGAAACAAGTCCTATAGCACGTGGTATATCCAGTGTTATAGGCGGAAGCCCGATGAAGTGGGAGCATCTCTACCTGTATGGTGGGACTATGGCTGTTAACTTCATGGCTCTCGCCGATTCCATAGTAAGGATTATCCCTGGCCTAGAACCTGAGGATGAAATTCCTGGTGACTGGACAAGGGATTTGGATTTTTGGTTGAAGGACCCAAATATATCTGCTATAGTGAAAAAAGCTTCAGATTCTGGGCAGATGCAGAGATTTTATGAAAAATATGAAGCAGCAGAAGAGCTTGCTTATGCAATAAGAACTCTCAATATAGAAAATGTTAGCAAGTCAAGAGAGGTGAAGGACGAAAATTGGAAGCTTTACAGGAAGACTGGAACTCTAAGGAGAGCAAAGAGCGTGCTTGAGAGGTACAATAAGCGAATCAAAAAAATAAAATACAGGAAGGACCTATTAGGAGGGGAGAAGCAGGAGAGGATAGACTCCATAAAGGCAGCGAGAAAGAAGTACTTGAAAAAGGTTGAGGCTAATACTAGCGATTTGGATATGAAGGTTTGGGGGTTTGGCAGATACCGAGACTAGCACTCGGAGGGGGGAGCATGGGGAGGAAAAAACATCTCGTTATAGGTGATAGTCATTCAAAGCCAGGAGTTTCAAACGAAAGATACACATGGCTAGGGAGGATGATAGCTGACCAAAGGCCAGACATCATAATAGACATCGGCGATTTTTACGACATGGAATCTCTATGCTCCTGGGACAAGGGCAAGAGTATGTTTCATGGGAGAGCGTACAAGAAGGACATAGAACATGGTCTTGACGCACAGGATAGGATAGAGGAAGAGATAAGGAAGGTAAAGGGTTACAAGCCTAGGAAGGTAAGATGCCTAGGAAACCATGAGAACAGGATACTTAGGGCCTTAGAGGACCAGCCTGAGCTTGAGGGCACGTTAACTACGAATCATTTCAAGAGCAAAGAATACGGGTGGGAAGAACATAAGTACCTTGAGCCAGTGAACATAAACGGCATAGCCTATTGCCATAGCTTTGCTTCTGGTATAATGGGGAGACCTATAAGCGGAGAGAATCCCGCATCTTCACTTCTGAATAAAAAGAAAATGTCTTGTGTAATAGGTCACAACCATGTTCTTGATTTCGCAACAAGAAATAACGCTATGGGGAAGAGGATGAGTGCAGTATCTTCTGGATGTTATTTCGAGCATGGTGAGGGGTATGCTGGTCCACAGGTAAATCGCATGTGGGATAAGGGAATAGTTATATTAAACGATGTAGACTCCGGTAGTTTTGATTTTGAGTGGTGGTCTATGCGTAGAATAAAGAGTAAGTATAAATGAGTATCATAAACGTGGAGAGTGCTGCACCAAAGTTAAATATACCGGCACCAGAAATATCCCATATTGTTGACCTAAGTGTAGATATAAACAATAGGATTATATATTTTGATGACTTCGAAGAGGAATCTGGTCAGTGGTTTCTCCAGGTAGTGAAATATTTTGAGGGAAAAAGCGACGAACCAGTAAACATAATGCTCAACACTCCAGGTGGTGATGTTATATCAATGTTTGCTATACATGATATAATGCGTAACTCACCGCTAGATATGATAGTGACAGGTTATGGTCAGGTTTGCAGCGCAGGTGTTCTAATATTGGCATCTGGCAATAAAAGATATGTGACAGAAAGTTGTTCTTGGATGTCACATGAGCCTACAAGCGGAGGAGATCCAGACTTGGGCTTAAGGGCTGCTAGGTCTAGAAGAAAATGGGAAGATTGGTCCCACGTTCATTGGTGTTACCTTATGAGTTGCTATACGCCCTATAGTGCTAAATGGTGGGAGAAGCATACTGAGAAGAATGCAGAGTACTGGCTTCTAGGTGGCAACCAAATAGTTGAAGCGGGGCTAGCTGATCTCTGTATAGAATCGGATAAACCTAAATGATAGACATGAAGAAAATATTTAGTTTCAATACTGGCCTACCTTATTATATAAACCATTTAATAATAGCATTATTAATAGGTATTTTATTTTTTAACTTCATGGTAGGAGCAGCGTTCTATGTCGGCAGAGAGATAAGGGACTGGGAGAAGATTGGTGAATTTGACCATAAGGGATTCTGGTTCCCGGTAATAGGATGTATAGTCCTACAGGTTTTGAAGTTTTTTCTTATTTAGTTAATATGTTGTACACAATAAAGTTTTGACATACCAGAATCTATGCACTCGTCCCATTGGCATTTTACATAATATAAAGATATCGAAATTAGAATAACAACAATCAAATATTTCATTTCTTGTATTTTCCTTTTTAGACATTAGAATATATATTAAATTTGTATCTTATTTTCTGTACTTGATTTATCGTTGCAACTATTGTAATGGAAATGTATGTGAGTGTCTACACTTCCCCGTCCCTTCTTTAACTCATCCTTAATGTCAATTCCAATATAGTACCCAAGCGCACAGAATATTAGAAAAAATAGTGTAGAAAATATTATTTTTATATAATTATTGTTCATGCCCGTCCCTCCCCTCAGACACACTAGGCGCAGCCTCAAGGTCGCTACAGCTTTCAAAGTATCCGCAATTATTGGAGCATATTAGCTTGCATTTTAAAGCACGCATGAGACTCCCACAATTGACGCATACAAGGCGATAGCTTGCTGAACCCCCATCTCCCCCCATTTTATTTTTAAACGGCTTAGAGGCCAACTGAGTGCCTAGTCAGCTTCGCCTCCCTCTATGTTGTTGAGTGCATACTGTTCTATGTATCTATCTAGGTAAAATCTAGCTTTTTGTAGATCAATTATATAGACACTAGGCCCCTCCCCCTTCCTGCGGAATCTACTTATATATTTTAAAACCTGACCTAGGTGATAGGGAAGTTCCCAGTCTTCGATACAATCTATTGGCTCGATTGATCTATCTTTAACATAATGATCTGGAGAATTTACTATATTGCTCATTCATTTGCCCAAGCTGGATTCACAGCCCTCAATTTTTGATTAATAGTTTTTGGAATATTCCTTCTGCATACATATATTCTCTTTGTAAATCCTTTTTCAATAGAATAATCAGCTACCTTTACCGATGAAGTCCAAAATTCTATACCATCACATCCAGTGGCCTTAGCTATACTTGTCATGAGGGAGTCGTAGCTATCCCTTACCGTGGTATCATTAACAACTGACCAAGCTATCAACATTTGCAATGTTTTGTTAAGCCTGTACGGGCAGGTGTCTATTCTGGTTATGCCAAATACATCGCTAACTGGGTACTCCTCCGGGGACCATATCCTACAGGTCCCATGTAAGCATTGACTATAAACATCCTCTGGCCTCAGTGTCAGCCAATCGTTGTCTTCTGTCAGTATTTTTTCAACTCCAATCTTTATCTTGTCCCATACTGCCCTAACATCGTACTCGTAGTAATTATCTATTTTACCTATAATACCTTTTTCCATTCAGGACTCCACATGTAAGACTCTACCTTTGAACAATCATTGTACCCGGACACTTCTATTTTCGCAATTGTATTCTCGTTATCTATGTATTTCTTTTCTATAATTCTATTTCCATCTTCTAACTGTATCAGCAGCTTGTTGATTTCGTCAAATAACTCGTTACTTAAATTTATTTGAGATGAAATACTATGTATATCATACCTTATCTTGTCTATATTCTTGAAAACATTATGTATATTAGTTGCTATCGTCTTCTCCATTTATCCACCAGCCCATAAGGATATTAGAGAACTCTTCGTTCTCTAAAATTGGAATATAAGTAGTTTCGTCGTTCTCGATTTCTGAAAAAACAAGAGCTTTATTTATTACACTGCATATAGATTCATCTAGGTTGTCATTGGATATTGACTGAAGCAATTCCAGTACATTCTGACTTTGCCTTTGCTTATTGTGCCTCTTCACCCTTTCAGATTGTTCAATGTTCATATTTTTTTCCTTTTAAATTTTCATCGAGTATCATTACTCTTAATTCAAGTGGGTGTCGTTTTATTAATTTTATTATATATTGAGATATTGTTATAGTCTGTAGGTCACCTTCCTCCATGTCTGTATCGGAGAATTCATATAACATTTCCGATAGACAATCTTCGTGCATCAACAATGTGTCCAAGCTATCTATATCATCATCTTCTAATTCTAAGATATTCCAGACTATAAAAGTTTTTGAGAAATCCTCTACTGTACATTTACATTTGTCACACAGTAGTATTGGATCTAATTTCTTAGTTAAGGCAAATCCCACGCAGTCCCCCTCTAGCCCCACCTACTTATTCAAAATGAGTAGGTGGGGCCTTTTAGTTTACCAGGGAGATTCGTCCCTATCTGCATCCTGCTGGATGCTTTGCTCCTCAGCCTGTTCCATCTGGTAGGTATCAATTTGTATCGAGTATGAAATAAAATTGTTACCCTTCTTGCTTGTCTTGTTCCATCCGGCAACCCTTAGAGGAATCTCCGGCTTGCCGGAATCTAGTAGTTGCTTTAGACTTTCTATAAATTCCTTTCCCACATCTCCAAAACCAGTAAAGTCAGGTTGGTTGGATTTTTCTTTTCTACTATTCTTAAATGATGCTATACTTATTCTGGGTATGTCCTTGTAGTCTGTCATTTTTTTACCTTTTTTTATATTGTTAGTTCTTCTGCTCTTTCGGAAAAGAATTTCTTCATAGCTAATTGAGCAACTTCACTCATTGATTCTATTTCTTCACTATTCTTCCTCCAGTAATCTTTTAGTGATTCAACATTATCTATGGCGCTTATGCTCTCCTTTAGTACAACGGTAGTTGTTCTGTCTATTTTATCTTGAAGCTTCTCCTTGTACGCGTCCTTCTGTTTTAAAGATTCAACTTCTTGGTTGTCAACCTTTTTCTTCTTTCCTTTCTTAACAGGAACTTCCGATGAGGGTATGTCTTCTCCTGCATATATGTAGTGTCCTAACCCATAAAGACCTATGCATTTAGTCAATACTCTCATTCTAGTAGTATTTATATTCCAAGCACTTGGGTTTACTATAGCCTTATTCCTGTAGTCAAGTACTGGTAGCCACATACTCCTGGTGCATTCGTCTATATGTATTTCAACATTGCACATTACAGTACCATCCTGCATGTGCTCTTCTGGGAGAATAGAAAATTTTGAATGAGGATAATAATTCATAAGCATACCCCATGCCCATGCCCAGCTAAGATAGGTTAATCCATTCTTAGATTCGGTGTGCTCTGAGCAATCTACCTTGCTAAGTGTATTCCATATTTCTTTATGTGTAGCCAATTTAGACCTCTTCATTCATTCTT